AGCCTCAACTAAACCGCTTAACATGGTGAAACTAAGCTAATATTAAATGCAATAGCGTAGCCGCTCAGGGTAGCCTGAAACATTTGATATTGCGGTTCCTTTTGTATATTGGTTAGTTTGGTGCTGTTTGATTCTAAAACATTTGATAGGAATAGATCGCTGAGAATGTCCATTTCTGCAATCAGCCCCTCGCGTTCTTCAGCTGTTGTGTCCGGTCTATCTTCTTTCCAAAAACCTACGACTAGATTTGCATTGTCAAATACCCCATCTGGTGTGCTTCTTGCGTCGTTGATTGTGAAAGGTAAAAGCGTAACCAGGGGATAAGTACCGGTATATCCCTGAGTAAAGTCAATTAGCCGCCCATGAATAAACCGAATATCTCGAGGTATTGATTCCCTGCACACGTCTACAATGTTCTGATAGTTTGCCATATCCTCGGCAATATAGTTGTTTTACAGATAGGACTAAAAAAAATCCCTCTAATTTCTCGGAGGGATTTGGTTCATTTTGTTAGTTCAAATATTATTTCTTCTGATCGCTTTTCTATTTTGGCTAGTATTTGTTTAGCCAGATCATATCTAGCGTCTTGTATACTATTATTAAAGTCTATACCTAGAAATTCTAAATAATCGTCAATAGGACACCCTAGTGGAGACCTCGGTATAATATCGCAAAGGTTGCCGCAAGCGCAAGTTACCCAGGCTTCAGATAAATCGCAAGCGTCAAGATGTTCTGGCGATCCTTTTTCAGGTGGATTTTCAAGAAACTTGTTCCAGTCAAATAATCTCTCTCCTTGTGTTTCTGAGTAGGTTTTCATTTCGTCAGTCCCTCAATTATCTCTGCTGATCTTTTTTCTATTTTTGCTAGGGTTTCTTTGGCTCTTGTAAAATCAGCTCCCTTAATTGAGTAATGAAAATGCACACCCAAAATTTCTAATTCCCTATCACAAGGGCGGCCAATTTGGCTCCTTGGAATAATATCACAAAGGTTTCCGCAAGCGCAAGTGACCCAATCAGCGGCTAAATTACAAGCCATGTCGTGTTCATTTGAAAGATATTGAGGTGGGTTTTCCAGAAAGGCATTCCAGTCAAATGATTTCTCTCCTTTTTTTTCTGAGTAGGTTTTCATAATCGCTCTTTATTTTAGTGAATCCAAATATAAACAAAAAAGTTAATATTACCCCTCTGCACCTAAAGTTTTTCTTTTCTCAATCGCTCGAAGATTATCCTGATACCTGCTCTTTGCCATCTGGTAAGTAAGTTCTAAATAAACTTCCTCAGCACTCCATGAAAATACCTCGTAAGGCCTGACACTATATCTGGTTGCGATTGACTCGCATATTCCGTAAGGTCCAAACGTATGGAGGGCCGTAACCCCTGCTTCCTCCTCTTCTTCGGTAGGTTTTTCGCTTGCAAGGTCTTTGAATCTGTCTAGCAAGATACAAAGATCCTCATAGATCAGCGCACCAATCGCAAGTGCTGGAGCCGCTAAGCCTGTCAGGTATTGATCTGGAAAGTATATTTCAACCAGGTCTAAAAATAATCTATACGGAGCATTGTTTTCGGATGCTTTTATCTTTGCCCTTTCGCATTTTTCAAAAGTGGATCCAGCAACGTCTATTTTAGGAGCTGCGAAATCCAACGGTAAAACTGCACCTACCTCATTCAGGTCGTCTATGAAGCTGACTAATTCGTAAAGTACAAAGACTTCATCGCTCGTTAATTGATTGACCTGCCTAGCCGTTAGGCTGCTTAGTGCAGTTATTACTTGTCGCGGTGTGTGCTGCTCTATAGATAGCAATTCGGCTACTGTGACGTCTCTAAATGAAGTCCTTATAAAACTCTTTCTTTGAAGGATGTTTGATTCGTCCATGGCCTTTGCCTTTGTAGTTAGGTTGATAATTTGTAAGCATCATAACCGCTAAATATCTTAGAGCTGCTATTGCGTGATCCTTAATACCAATCGGTATATTGGTGTTATTACCAGTCTTTCGGTCTTTCTGCCATGCGTAGGTTCTAAATTCATCTATTATGTTAGTGCTTTCGGAGGTGACTAGTATCTCATAACCCTGTAATAAGTCAAGGCCAAAAATTATACTGTCCGCGCCCTTGGTTGCTCCTTCAATTAGGTAGCCATACCCGCTAATTTCTTTTATTGTCTTAGGCTCCGCTCCGTCTGCCCATATTGGAAAACTAGGATTTACACCTACTCGCTTATATTCTCTGACTAGCTCCGCGTTAATCAGTCCGCGCTTATAAATCAGTTCATGAACAACTATTTTTCCATCGTACGAATAAACCGCCACTGTTGCCGCAGGGTCATTAGTAAATCCAAAATCTTGCCCATAACCCAATAACTTTGCAGTTGGAGGAATAGATCCTATCATAGACCAATTCGAGAATATAACACCTTCTAAGCTACCAAGCTGTCCAAGTCCGTAAACCTTCCACCAATTAGCCCAGTAGGAGGACTTTATATTTGATTCAGCCCATAGTTCGTCACTTGTAAGATTTTCATCAAAGAACGCTTTTGTCCTATTCTTTTCAATCTCCTTTACGATAGCAGGAACTAAGGCTTGATTATCCTTATAAGTAAGCGTAAGCCATTGCGCGTCTTCGTCATCTAAAAGCTCAGAATGCGCCCAAAATTCATTTGATGGATTGAAGTCTAACCAAATAGTTTGAGCGGTTCTAATTGCTAGCTGATAGTAGGTATCAAATAGAAGGTTGTTGGCTTCGTTAAGGTATAAAATATCACGTCTTGGGCCTCTAACCCTTCCTTCACTATCAGCACTAAAGAACTCGATATAAGAACCATTGGCAAAGGTATAGACTCTATCAGTCTTATTATATCGCTCATCATGCCATCTATTAGTAGACTTCATGATCTTTTGAAAATCCTTAATAGCCCCTTTTTTTAGGTGCGGTATGGTTTCCGAAACCACAGATATAGAAACTCCATTAGTTACCGTTGCCGTTTCAATCAGCAAAGGAAGGATTCCAAAAGTTTTGCCCGCTGAAGTTCCGCCCGGCACTACTCTAGTTCTAGCCTTTAGCTTTGAGAGCTTTTTTATCGCTGTGGTTACTTGGAATCCCTCAGTAATCATTCTACATCATCGTCATCGCTAAGGCTGAATAATGGCTGTTCTTTGCTTACCGCCAAGTCAATTTTCTTGTTGTCACTCCAACCCATATTCTTTAGTGCAAAAATTACCCCGGTAGGATTGTTTTCATAGATAGCACGCTCCTCATAGATTGCCTCCACTTTTGCCGTTGCCCTTTTTATAATGTGGAAAAACTCGTCTCGTTCCTTGTAATTGTACAATGTATGCCTATCAACTTCTAAGAATACCGCAAGCCCTGAAAGAGTTGGTCTTGTTGTCTGATTAAAATAGTCAGAAATTAAATCAGATAATTCAATAGGATCTTTCCAAATCATAGGTCTACCCCCTGCCATAATTTACTTTTTGTTTACACTGCAATTTAACGAAAAAAAGCCCGAAAAGTTAATCCCGGGCTAATTAGGTGTTAATCAACTTCATCATTCAATAGTTTCTCAAGACACTTGCTCATGTAGTCAAATATAGCTTCTTCACCGATAGATTTACATTTCTCTAAGGCTGCCTCGTTATCCTCTGTGACAATACTTAGAATTGATACCTCAATCCTTTTCGGTAGCTTCTTAGCCCATTTGCCATTTGCGTAGACTTCAATATTGTTAAAAAATAACTGATCATATTTTTTAGAGTAATCCCACCTTCTAGTCCCATTGATGTCAAATGAACATATCCCAGATAAATTGGCATTTTCAAACCTATCCCCATCTTTAATTCCCCCGTACAATTCAAAAGCCTTAGCCTTTAGCTGGTTTACGTATGCTTCCTCTGTGGAGGATTTGAAGTTGATCCTATTATTATCAAATCCATTCCCTTTGTTTTCATCGTCAATGGCAAATATTCCTTTATCTACGTGGGATATAGTTTTGTAAATATTTCCTCTTTTGAAACTACATGATAATTGACCGATGTACTCCACAAACTCCATACCCTCCCAAATATCTTTTAAGACTACGTAAGCAACATCAACGCTGGAAGTTTCCACCTCAAATTCAGTACCATCTAATACTTTTTTCAATCGCTCTAATTTTTCGTTAGTCATTTTTTTGTTATTTTAACCGTGTCGCCTAAATTTATTCCCAACCTAATCGGGTGATCGCTAATTCCAAAACAAGGCTGGTGTTTATACCTTGGATTCTCGCACTCCCAGAATACAGTATAGAACCCGTAATCCCTGTTAATCGCTATAACAGTACCTTGTTCGCTCATGATGCGCTGCCTAAGTCTGTTTACCTTTGCAGCTTCACAGCCTGATAAGAATAGAAAAATGATGACTATAACGGCTCTCATTTCCTCCTGTATTCATGCCTCATTTCGCATTGATGATATGAACTTTTTACACTGGAGCAACTGGAAAATATGACT